GGCCGCCAGTGTTGATGGTTTTGAGACAGAGCATTTGATAAAGGACAACATAGTTGGCACCATCGGGCTGCCCCATGAGGTAATCGATCATGTCCGACGACATAAACGAGTCCTTGAGCTTAATCCAGTAATACCGTTTTCCAGTTGCCATTATCAGCCCCCCTTAGAACGGCAGGTCGTCGCTGTCATCGATGACCGAGAAATCGTCAGGGTCGCCCTGCGAGTAGCTGGGCTGCTGCCCGCCGGGGGCACTCTGCTGCCATTGCTGCCGCTGGTTCTGGGTAGCGAAGCCCATCTGCTGCGGCTGCTGGTTCTGATAGGACGGCTGCTGGTAGGACTGCTGGTAGCCCGGAGGCGGTGCCTCACCGCCATCATCAACCCGCTGCTCCGTCTTTGGGCCGCAGAAGTGAATTTTCTGCACCACGAACTCGGTGGCGGTGCGCTTCTGGCCGTTCCTGTCCTCATAAGACCGGGTCTGGCACTGGCACTCCACAAGAGCCGTGCTGCCCTTGCGGAAATACTGGCAAACGAACTCTGCCGTTTTACGCCATGCCACGAAATTCAGCCAATCGGTAGCCCGCCGGCCATCCTGACCGACATTGTCCCGGTCAACGGCCATGCGAAAGCTGGCGACTGTCAGGCCGCTCTGTGTGGTCCGCATTTCAGGATCGGCAGCGAAGCGGCCCTGAAATATGCAATTATTCAGCATGCGCGTCCTCCTGCCTGACGTTGCAAAATGCGTTCCGCATCTCCTGCACGAAAGTGCCAGTGCCGTAAGCATCACCGTTGGCGTTCTTCTGGTAGATGATGGCGAGCTCGGTCTGTGCCCGAAGCAAGTCCTTGTACTCCTCAACCGGGATAGCGATGGTCTGGACGTTCAAATCTTCCATAACCGGTTCCTTTCTTCTCGCATGATGCGGACCACCTTGCGGCACTGGTCCACATCGAACATTCCAATATGCGTAAATTCAATCGGGGTGCCCATCTTCTCGGACAGCCAGCGGTAGGCCTCATTCCGGCGGCCACGGTAGGGACCGTATTTCCAGAGCGGGTCAAATGCTGCATGAGCTGCTTTTTTCCAGTTGCGCAACTCCGAATTTGCCAAGCGGCCAAGGGGTTTGTCAGACCCCTTGTGTACGCCGACATAGGCACCGCAGCGAGGGCAGAGGTAAATCATGCCGAAGCTGTGGCCGTGGTAAACCACCGAACTGTCTACGAAGTCTGCGGGCGTTCCGCAGTAGTCGCAGATGACGATTCGGCCTTTCATCGTGACCATTCCTCCTTGTACCGGGCCAACTGCTCCGGGGTATCCGTCTCGATACCCAGAGCCTTGGCTTCATCAATCGCACCGTCAATCAGGTGTGAAAATTCTTTCGTGTCCATCTTGCTGGTGTCCTTGTAAACCAAGTAGCAGTTGAACCATTTTCCGTCCTCTTCCCGCACATCAAAGCAGCGGGTGTATTTGTAGAGGTCGTGAACATCCACGCTGACCGGAAGTTTGAAGCCCACGGTGCAGCCATCCTTATCTCTCGCAACCGTTCCGTAGGCCACAACCAGCCGCTCTTTCACAAGGTCGTCCGATTCGCCAGTTTCGGCGGCAATCTTGTTGACCAGAACATGGAAGTAGGCGTTTGCACTGTGGCTGCGCTTGTTGCGGTGCTTCTTGATTTCAATGTCCAGCAGCGGCTCCTGATTCAGCTTGTCCCACAGACTTCGGAAATCAGAATCAACTTCCAGCGTGATACGCTGCTTGCGGTTCAAACTGAAACTCATATCGACCAGCCGCCCGGTCATAAGGCTTTCCAGTGCTCCTTGAACACGTTCATCAGGCCGAAAGCATCCAACCAGTCGAAGAAGTCCGAAATGATGGGGCAAATATCCGGCGTTTCATCCCTGCGGTAGCACTCCGTCCAAACGTCCATGCCGTTGCTGACGAGGTAGGAAAACGTCTGCGCTTCCGGGATGAGCAGCATATAGGTTGGGTGCTGGGTGCTGGAATAGAACTTTCCGCGCTCGTAGCCCTTGCTGAATTTGATGTCGTAGATGGTGCCAGCTTTCAGGGCATCGAGGCGGCCATACAGAACCACATCCATGCCCCGCACCTGAATCGTCCGACGGGCTTTGAACTGTAGCTGCCCGCCCTTGATGATGGCGGCGATCTGCCCAGCAGCCCAGTTCCACGGATTGTTGGGGTCATCGTGGCCATTGACAATGGCGGTCACGAGGTTCTCAAAGTCGATGCCGTTCTGCATGGCCTCCGTCCGGGGCGTAGGCTCTCGGCGCAGTACCAGCATGAACTCCGCCAGCGGGTCGCCCTCGGTGGTCAAATCCTCGTAAGGATTCTCCCGAATGAGATGCAGCCACGAGGACAGCAGCGAGTGAGTGACGAGGTATGCAGCCATTACTGTGCCTCCTCTGCGGGCTTGTACTGGGCGGAATTCGGGTCGAACGTCAGGCCGAGGGCTGCGATTTTGGCTTTCCACTGGGCGTTCAGTTCCCGGCTGGAAGTCAGGTGATGGTGCAGAGCCTTGAACGGCTGCATGGCGGCGTTGGCGGTATTTGCATCCTTGATGCCGGCAATAATCTTGCTGCCATCCCGCATAACCTGTTCGTACGCCTCGTTTTCCTTGGCGTTTGCAGCCACTTCCTCGGCGGCCTTGCTGTTATATTCCTCGAACAGCTTGGTCAGGAAGTCATTCTGACTGCCGGGGCCAAGGGCGGGAATCTTATAGACACCGTGGATGCCGCGGGTGCCCTTGGCAAAATATTTCTCACAGTTGGAGAAACCAATGGTGCGGTCGTTGCCGTACATTTCCACGAAGCCGCCCAGATCCATAGGCTCCCACACATTGTTCTTGGTCTGACCCTCGACCTTGATGCGGAGACGGGTGTTATCGCCGTCCTTTTCCTCGGTGGCGTGGAAGACCACCACGATGTTCTTCTTCAGCTCGTAGAAGCAGTAGTCCATCAGCCGGACGAACTCGCGGCCAACAAAGCCATAGCCCTTGAGGGACAGACTGCCGTCCCGCTGACCATACTTGGGGTTCTGCTTGATAGCCCACAGGCCCATCAGGGTGATAAGCTTTCCGGCGGTATCGAACACCAGCGTCTCGAAGTCCTTGAGGTTCTCAGGCTTCAGGTCATTCAGAATCTCGTCATAGCTGCGGGGCTGGATGTACGGCATACGGTAGCGAGGTTCGATACGGTCAATGCCAAAGTCGCAGTCGATGTGCAGCGGGCGGGGTGCGGACAGGGCCAGCGTGGACTTGCCGATGCCGGGGTAGCCAGCAATGAGCATCCGAATCTTTTTTGCGCCGTCCTGAATGTCGTTGGGATTGCGAATCATAATGTTTACTCCTTTTCAGTTGATAGGCTTACTTGCGGAACATGACGTACTTGCCGGTGGTACGGTTGACCAGCTCCATGAAGTCCGGGCCATCCCGGACACAGAGGTACAGGCGGAAGTCCCAGCCCTGTGCGGAAAGGGCCTCTTTCTGCTTGCGGGTCAGCTTTTTGCCTCTTACTTTCAAAAAATCACCCCCTCCTCGGCCTTGTTGACAGCGATGTTCAGAGTGATGGTCTCCCGGCAGCGGAGGCCGAAGTTGCCGCCCGGGCCGAACATCTTGGTTTTCTCGAACGCCCTTGCGCTGTACACGCTGGAGCAGTTCAGGATATTGGGAATGCGGTCGGGATGCACTGCCCGGAATGCCTGACACGCCATCTGGTAGTTGGGTGCCCAAACCTCCGTCCACCCACCGCAGTACGGCTGGACATCATCGGAACCGTAGGTGAAGTAGAATTTTTCCAGATCCATCATTCGGCCTCGCTTTCGTTCTTGATGCTGATGCCGAGTGCAGAGAACAAGAGCATCAGGCCAACTTCATCTCCGTCATCCAGGCTCATAAAGTCGAGCTCCCCGGCCACAAAGCCCTCACGGAGAATCACAGCGGTGCCCACAATGGGCTGACCATGTTCCGGCGTACCGTAGAGAATGCTGGCAATGCTGTTGATGGCGTAGCCTTTCAGCAGTCCCTCATCATCAATCACCATGCACAGTCCTTCCGGCAGATACTTGGGATGAACCACCTCGATGCAACCGCCGACCTCTTTCTGGAGGTTGTCCAGCAGCGGTTCGCCGAAGTCCTTGAACTGCATCCGATTCTCAGTGTCAAATACCAATCCTTTCATAAAAATCACTCCTTTTCCGGGAAGCACTCGTTGACTTCCCATGCATCTGCGGCCTCTAAGCAGCGGTCGCAGCCAACGATTGTGCCATCATCGGTGCGGTAGATGGTATCGCACCTCTGGTGGCAGAGGGGGCACACAGGAGGCTCAGGGTAGCCAGCTTCTTCGTCAGTCGGATACAGCATCCAGCACCTCCCGGAGCTTGCGCCCCATCCAGCGGCCTACATTATCGAACATCCCCATGCTGTCCAGCCAGACAAACAGGGCTGCGATAACAGAGGTCACAGCAAACTGCGCCGCCGGGGCACGAGCTGCTGCCTGTTCGGCGGTGATGCCGTACACGATCATCAGAATCCGGGTCATTCCTTACACTCCCTTTCTTTGCGAGCCTTGCGGGCAGCCGTTTGGGCTTCCAGCTTCTCGCGGTTCCCGGGCTGGGCGATGAATTTTTTGAATCCCGCCAGCGTCACGCGGCCAAAGCTCTCACCGACTTCCGGGGGAATATCGGCCACGTTGATGTGAATTGTGGTGTCCATGTGGTCCTCCTGTTTTGAAGTAGGCAAACAGTCTACTTACGGAGCAAAAAAAATCTGCTCCATTTCCTCCGTTCCGATGTGGAGCAACTCGCACAGACTTTTAATTTCAGGTGCGGTAAAATCGGTTTTATTCCGAATTTTGTTCAAAAATCCCTGATATGAAAGGCCAATGCGATTTGCAATATACTTCATCTTGTAGCCGGAGGCATCAATCTTTGCTTTGAGCAAAGTGGTATTGGTCACAGTAAGTTCACCTCGCTTTCCGTTCGGCGTAGACTGGTTGTCTACTGGGCGTATATTACCACCTCGTAGACCGAATGTCAACTATTTTTTTGAAAAATTTGAAAAAATGTTGACCTCATGCCTACGCCGTATTATAATTGCATCAGAAGAATTTAGGGGGATGCAAAACCATGACCATCGGACAAAGAGTGAAAATTCGACGTGAAGAATTGGGGATGTCCCAAGAAGAACTAGCAAAGAAAATCGGCTATAAGTCGAAATCATCTATCAATAAGATTGAGCTTGGCTTCCGTGTCCTCACGCAGTCTAAAATCAAGGCTATTGCTGATGCACTTGATACGACCCCGTCTTACATCATGGGATGGGATGAAGAAGCCAGCCGGAATGAGTGGGCTTCGAAATTCCGCGACAGCGTGATGCAGATTTTGAATAATGCAGATCCGGCCGACTTAGAGGCTGCGGGTATCAGCGTTCAGGAAATCGAAGAAGAACTGAGCGGCAGCGACTCTATTTCGTTGGTGACGGCCTGCGCCATTGCGGATGAGCTGGGCGAGTCGCTGGATTCTCTGCTGGGCCATACTCCCAAGGAAATGATAAAGGCCGCCCTCCAGCAGGAGGACGGCCAAACGGCTGAAATTATTGAGCTGCTTCTTGATTTACCGGCAGATCGGCAGCAGGAGGCGTTGAGCTATCTTCGTTACCTTTCAGGGCGTGCAGAAAAATAAGCAATCGCTCCTTATCAGCATCCGACAGTTTTTTGATTTTGGCAAAGATATCCGACCATTCGCTCGTAGTCATACGGCATGGCTCCTTTCTCAAATTTACTGTCGGCAGCAACTGAATTATATCAAATACGCACCCGCTTTTCAGGGATTCGTAGAATTATACCGAAAATCGGAAAAATATTGCGAATTTTGAAGAAGATAATCGTGAGGTGATGGTTGATGGCCCGAAAAAAGAATATTGCTGCGGGTCAGAATGCCGTCATTTATGCCCGCTATTCCTCCCACAACCAGCGAGAGGTCAGCATTGAGCAGCAGGTCAGAGAGTGCATGAAGCACGCTGCCGAGCTGGGGCTGCACGTCGTTGGAACTTATGAGGACAGGGCCATCAGCGGCAAGACCGATAAGCGGCCCAACTTCCAGCGAATGATGCGGGATGCTGAAAAAGGCAAATTTCAGGCGGTTGTGGCATGGAAGTCAAACCGCATTGGCCGCAATATGCTTCAGGCAATGGTCAACGAGGCCAAACTGGAAGACTGCGGCGTGAAGGTGTTCTACGCCGAGGAAGATTTTGACGATACAGCCGCCGGGCGTTTCGCATTGAGGAACATGATGAATGTGAATCAATTCTACAGCGAGAACATGGCGGAGGACATCACCCGGGGGCTGTATGATAACGCCAGCAAGTGCATGGCGAACGGTCGGCAGCCCTTGGGCTACAAGCGGGGTGAGGATGGCCGTGTGGTGCTGGATGAAGCGAATGCGGCCGTTGTGCGGGAAATATTCACCCGTGTGGCTGCTGGTGACCTGTTCGTGGACATTGCGCGAGATCTCAATGCCCAGGGCATCAAGACCAGCAAGGGAGCCAACTGGAACAAAGGCAGCTTCCAGAGTATTTGCCAGAACGAGCGGTACCGGGGCATCTACATATACGGGGATGTCCGGGTGGCCGATGGCATTCCACGCATAGTGAGTGACGATTTGTGGTACAGGGTACAGGAGGCCATGAGGATGAAAAAGAACCCAGTTGGAACCCGGCACCGTGTCGGAGCAGAAGATTATCTGCTGACCGGGAAACTGCGCTGCGGACACTGTGGCAGCTACATGACGGGCGTATCTGGAACCAGCCGAAATGGAGAGCTGCATTACTACTACACCTGCCAGAAACGGCGCACCGAGCACGCCTGTGACAAGAAGAACATCCGCCGGGATGTCATTGAACCGGCCGTAGCGCAAGCCATCAAAATGTACTGCCTGACCGACGATGTCATTGAATGGATGGCAGATCGGACGGTCGAATACTGGAAAAAGCACGACAATGACCTCCAGATTGAGGCACTGGAGCAGCAGTTGGAGGAAAATAAAAAAGCCACCTCGAATATGCTGAAGGCCATCGAGATGGGGATTATCACAGAGGCCACCCGCACCCGGATGGTCGAGCTTGAGACTGAGCAATCCCGGCTGAGCGTCCAACTGAATGCGGCCAAAGAGGATGTCGTGAAAATCGACCGGGAGCAAATTATCTCCTATCTGGAACTGCTGCAGCAGGGTGACATCCACGACCGGGATTTCCAGATGGAATTGTTCAAGAACTTCCTCGTGGCCGTCTATGTCTATGATGATAACCGCATGAAGCTGGTTTTCTCCTGCATGGGAGACCAGAACAGCGTTGAGATTCCCTTGGAGACCGGAGAAGACCCGCCGGATGGCGGGCTGTCACCGGATGCTAAAATGTTCGTTTTGACTCCTGATAGCTCCACCAGATCAGAAAGGCATCACACATTGTGTGGTGCCTTTTTTGTTTTGCATTGCAGCAGGAAAACACAAAAAAATTTCTGCCCACTGCCGCAACCTGCGTGAAACGGGCTGTTTTGTGCGCGAATGGCAGACCACGGAAGGCAGAACTTGTGCTATAATATAAAAAAACAGGGAAGCAGAAGGAACAGGGGGTGCAGCTATGAACCTGCGGACGGCGATCGTAGAAGACAGCAAGCCGGATGCCGAACGGTTGAAACAGCTGCTGAAAAAGGCATTTGAAAATGAGAACATATCCTGCAGCTGTTTTGCCAGCGGAGATGAATTTTTGCGGGCCGGCTGGCGCGAAGGGTATCAGGTGGTGTTTCTGGACATCTGCATGGAGGGCACCAATGGCATTGAGACGGCGCAGCGGCTGCGTGCGGCCGACCCGGACCTGCTGATCGTGTTTGTGACATCCTCGCCGGAGTACGTGTGGGATGCCTTTCCGGTACATCCATTCGATTATCTGCTCAAGCCTTATAAGGAAGAAAAGTTTGAGCAGCTGGCAGGGGAGCTGCGGCGGG